CGACATCACAAGACCAACAAATAACACAGTTAAAGTTGCATTTGCTAGTTCAGTAACAGACGATGATTATAGAGTCCTGATACAGAAAGTAATGTAACTTTAATTTAAATAATATGTCTATAAAGGTATTAAACGACCTTCACCTAAAAATAGGCAGTAATGCTGCTCCTCAATCCACTGATAAAATTCATATAGGTGGAGATGGTTTAGCTAGTAGTGATGCGGCTATATATATAGGTAATAGAGGTGATGGTTCTGGTTATGGCTATAGAATGTACTATTCTGGTACTGGTTCTGGCAATAATAATAAATTAATATTTAAATCAGAAAACTTAGGTAGTCCTGTGGACATGCTTACCTTCACAGCAGATGGTAATTGTACGTTTTCAGGGACAATATCAACGTCTAGTCATGGTTCATCTACTAACTGGAAACAAGCATATGATAATCATATAACTGGTATTTCTATCACAGGCACTACAACTAAAACTATAACACTCACACAAAGAGACGGCGGAACAATTTCAGACACATTTACCGACAATAGTGGTTCAGGTGGTGTAACCATGACTAACGGTGTTAACAATAGAGTTGTTACGGCAACTGGCATAGGTGGTCTTAACGCTGAGGCTGGTCTTTTATTTGGTGGTAGTTATTTAGAAATTACACCTGGTGATATAGCAACACCTCTGCACGTTAAAAGAACAAGCGCGTCTACTAGACAAGTTAATTTACTACTTCATGCTGATGATGGAAGCTCAACATCTGAAGGGTTTTTAGGATGTGACTCATCATCTGATTTGAGATGGGGTGGTAGCGGTAATACTAGTTTAAATAGTTTAGTTTTAACTGAAGATAATTTAGATTTTGTTGTTAATAGTAGTACAAACCAAGCTATAGTTAGATTAGCCGCTGGTGGAACTAATTTTAGTCTTTTTAACATAGGTGGAGCAGCTGGAGCTATAACAGTTAATTCAGGCACAAACAGTATAACAATAGGTCACCATGATACTAGTAGTGCCGCTTCTGTTAACAACTCTGGAAACACAGTTATTCAAGATGTTACATTAGATACATATGGACACGTTACTGCTTTAGCTTCAAAAAGTTTAAGTATTCCTACAGTTAATAATGGAACTCTTACAGTACAAGGAACTGGCGCATTAGGCGGTAGTGGTACGTTTACTGCAAATCAAAGCGCCAATGCAACAATTAGTATATCTCATGATGATACATCAAGTCAAGCTTCTGTTAATAATAGCAACGGTACAGTTATACAAGATGTAACATTAGATGGTTATGGTCATGTAACATCTTTAGGCTCTGTAGACTTGGATGGTAGATATGTTAATGTTGCTGGTGATACCATGACAAACGATTTAAATGTAACTGGGATTATAAAAGGTACTGAAGGCTTTTCAACTGACGGCAACAATAAATTTTATACATGGAGAGCTATACAAAATACAACATCCTCTAGTAATCAATATTATAGAATAGCTAGAATTAGCGGAAGCCAATCGTCAAGGTTTATAATTGAAATAGCAGGTAGAAGTACATCTTATGGTGATAATGCTTTGCCAGCTTTTGGTAAAATTGTTGGTCAATTAAATAATGACAATAATTACGATATAGTTTATTATAATGCTAGTGCCACAGATGAAGTTGTTGACGAAGTAGGACAAGTAGATGTTGGTACAAGTGCTACAGATATATATGTTAGAGTTGGTCAATTTGCAGAATTAACTGCTACAGCTCATATAAGTGATGGTAGTATATCACCATATGATTCAAATAGTGGCAGTACATCAGCACCTACTGGCTATGTTCAAGCTACTGAATATAAATTATGGAACACTGGTAATGATGGTTCAGGTTCAGGTCTAGATGCTGATACTTTAGATGGTCAACACGCATCTGCCTTCCTTACAGCTCACCCAAATATTTCTGCAGCAAGTAGTTCAAATAATAGTGGAAATACATTTATTCAAGATATAACACTAGATTCTAATGGACATGTCACTGGTCTTGCGACAGGTTCAGCGTCTGGTTTTTTAACATCAGAATCAGATACATTAGCTACTGTTACTGGAAGAGGCGCTTCTACATCAACATCTACAACATTTAGTGGTGGTTTAGTTGCTTCAGGAGGTATATCAGGCTTGACACTCACTAATGGTATATCAGGAAGTAATTTTAATATAAGTGGAGTTAATCAATTATCAATAAACGACCCAGGAGAAGGTATTGTTTTTGGTGGTGGCTCATCAGGTAATATTACTTTAACTGTAGTAGATGATGCGTCTGATAATATATTAAGGGTAAGTGGTACTGGAGCTACATTGCAAGTGGGTACTAATAGAGTGTTAACAACAGCAGATGAAGGTTCAGGAAATGGCCTAGACGCTGATACTCTTGATGGTAATCATGCTTCTGCTTTCTTAACAGCACATCCAAATATTTCTGCTGCTAGTTCTTCAAACAACTCTGGAAGAACTTATATACAAGATATTACTCTTGATAGTAATGGTCACGTAACAGGTATTGCAACAGCAACTGAAACCGTAACAGCACCAACTGTAAACAACGGCACATTAACAGTTCAAGGAACTGGCGCACTAGGAGGCAGTGGTACATTTACCGCCAACCAAAGTGGTAATACCACAATTAGTATATCACATGACGACACATCGAGCCAGAGCTCTATTAACAACAGTAGTGGTACGGTTATACAAGATGTTACTTTAGATGGATACGGACACGTTACATCACTGGGTTCTGTGAACTTAGATGGCAGGTATTATACAGAGTCTGAAATGCAAACCTTTTTTGATAGAGGTTATATAGAAAGCCATTCTGCTAGTAACCTTGCGGTTGGTTGGTATACAATTGCAACAAATACTGGGGATAGGGCATTAGGAGAGTTTCAAATATGGGATACTGCAAGTGGTGACCATCAATCTGTATTATTTAATGCAAGCCATCACTTTGGTACTAATAGTTCAAATGATATTACTGTTTTAGCGAATTCAAGATACAGTGGTACAAACTTTAGATATATAAGAATAAAAGAAAATAGTACTTATGATGGTGCTGCTTTACAAGTATATGTTGACGCTACCAGTAACGCTGTTTACGTTGCCATTGTTGGTGGTAATGCTCAACAATCAGGATGGGTTATTAAAGATTGGGTTGCTGATGCAACTGACCCAGGAGATGTTTCTAGTTGGTCAAGCTTTTCAGAGTCTTGTAGAGTAGATTTAGACAATGTTATCAACGGCGGTATGATTAGTACTGGCGAAATGTATCTTGGCGGAACTACAACTCAATATAAAGCATTTCACGATAATTATCACCCTAACGCAGACAAACTTACAACAGCAAGAACAATCGCTGGGACAAGTTTTGATGGTACTGCAAACATTAGTATCAGCTACAACAACTTAACTAATAAACCAACAATACCAACTGTAAACAACGGAACTCTTACAGTACAAGGCACAGGAGCTTTAGGTGGTTCAGGAACTTTCACAGCAAATCAATCTAGTAATACAACAATATCAATATCTCATGACGATACCTCTAGCCAGAGCTCTGTAAATAATTCAGGTAATACTGTAATTCAAGATGTAACTCTTGATGGGTATGGTCACGTTACTGGATTAACTTCAAAAACTTTAAGTATACCATCAGCACTGACTGAATCTTCTAGTGGAAATAGATATGGAGTAAATGCATTTATAGGAAGTGATGGTGTTATGGAAGTTGGTAGATATATTGATTTTCATACCAGTGACGGAAGCACATCTGATTATGCACACAGATTAACTGTAACAGGCTCCACGCTTTATCATAGCGCAGGTATTTCTGGAACATCTGCTTCTTTTAGTAGCACTTGTGATTTTAATGCAACCACAAGGTTTAATTTTAGCTCTGGAAATAGAGGTTCTCAATTTGAGACAGCTTCAGATGCAATACAAACTCTAAGGTGTGATTCTGACAGATTTAGATTTTACATGGGGTCTGAAAGATTTACTATTACTAATACTGGTAGAGTAGGTATAAATGACAGTACACCTGATTATACTTTAGATGTAAGTGGAAATGTAAGTAACACATCTATATATGCTTCACACGATATTGTAGCGTATTCTGATATAAGAGTTAAGAAAGACATTGAGACAATACCTGATGCACTAGATAAAGTAAATAAACTTAGAGGTGTTACATACAAAAGAACAGATGAGGGCTCAACTGACAAAACTATGATGGGAGTTATTGCTCAAGAGGTGGAGGAAGTTATACCTGAAGTTGTTACAACAAAAGAATCAGATGGACACAAGGCTGTTGCATATGGTAACATGGTTGGAGTATTAATTGAAGCTGTAAAAGAACTAACTGAAAAAGTTCGTATCTTAGAGGAAAAATTAAAAGATAAATAAACTATGGCAACAACATACACTTTCGATATACAAAAACTTGAAGGAGCACCTACTTTAAATGGTAAAGAAAAGGTGGTTTGTGGTGTATTATATAAACTCAAGGGAGTTGCAGATGATGGAACTGAAGCTGAAGTTTTAGCTTTTCTAGATGTTCAATATGATGAAAATAATTTTATTGAGTTTGATGATTTAACAGAAAGCGATGTAAAGGGATGGGTTACTGCAGCTTCTGACGAATTCAATGCATACAAAACACATATAGATACGCAAATAACAGAACTTCAAGTACCAAAGAGAGAAGACTTACCTAAACCTTGGTAACATGGCGGTACCTTCAAGCGGCTCTTTATCACTGTTTGGTATAGCTAAAGAGCTAGAAATTTCTAACTATAATAATACTATTCCCCAACCAATTGGAAGTGGAACCACCTACGCTACCTTTTATGCTATGCCAATATCTTTAAAAAACATGAGTACAGGGGCAGGTGGATTTGATTCTATAAATACAGCGAACTCAAGCTCCAATAGACCTGACGGTTCAACACCACACTCTATGGGGGAGTTTTATGCTTATGACCATGATTTAACAACGGCCTTAGCTTCTGGTACTATAACTACAGGCGTAGATAACATATACAGTTCTTTCTTTTATGGTTATGGTAGTAGTTTTTTCCCTAACATGGGAAGTATAAGTTCTAGTTTAGGCTCTAGTACATTTGGCACAATTACCGCTTTGTATTGGCAGAATAGTAATTATTTAAACATTGTTTTTAGTGGTTCAAGACCAACGTTTAGTGGTTTGTCTATAAATGGACAATCTCAAGGAGGCTCTAGTACATTCACAGCGTCTGGTAGTCTTTCATGGAGAAAATACACAACATCTAATCCATTTGGTACAAGTTCTGGCTCTACAGTGTCTGTTGTGTTTACTTAATAAACAATTTTTGTTTATATTTGTATAATAAAATTTAATATTTAATAAAATGGCAAAAAAACCTATAATAATAGAAAAAGAAGCACTTGAAACTTTAAAAAGGTTGAGAGGAGCACAGCAAAATCTTCAACTTGAAGTTGGGGGGATTGAAGCACACAAATCAAAATTATTAGGAGAATTCCATAAGGTAACAGCAGAGCTTACAGGAGCAATGGTTTCTTTAGAAGAAAAACACGGAAAAGGCACTGTAAATCTTGATTCAGGGGAGTTCACTTTAGAAGAACCTCCAAAAGATGCAAATTCGTAAAATATCAATAGGAGCTGATTATAAATCTAGCGCCATGCATTACATTGTTGGGCAAGAGGTTTTAGGTGGCAGCTATACAATAAGTTTGATAGATTATAAAAAAGAATCTGATTCTTATCTTGTATATGTTCAGAAAGATGATGAAGTGTTCGCGTGGAAAGAGTTTAATAAAAATATACCAGTTTCTATAGAGTTTAATATAAACTTCTAATGAAATCTCCTTTTTTCTTTCTTATTAAACCGAAAGGAGAGCATTATAAAAACAAAATTACCTTAGCAGGTAAAGAAATTATAGTCAATTCTACGGTTGAAAACCATAAACATGTAAATCGGTTTGCGGAAGTTTTACATGTCCCTTCAAAATATAAAGGAGATATAAAGGTTGGTGACACTTTGATAGTGCATCACAATGTCTTTCGTATTTATTACGATATGAAAGGAAGGCCAAGAAAGTCTCCAAACTATTTCAAAGACAATATATATTTTATTGACCCTTATCAGTTTTATCTTTTTCATGATGGAGAAAGATGGAACTCGGTAGGGGATTATTGTTTTATAAAACCTATAGAGCTAGAAAACAAGTATTTACATGAAGAGGGAGAAGAGTTAAATACAGGAGTTCTTGTTTATGGTAATAAGATATTAGACAAACTTGGTGTCGAAGAGGGTAATAAAGTAAACTTCACTAAAGACAGCGAGTATGAGTTCGTTATTAATGATGAGAAACTTTATAGAATGAGGGCTAACGATATATGTACTATTTTAAATTAACTTTATAGCATAATGAAAAATGTAAATCAAATCAAAGAAAGAATCATTAAAGCTGGTCATGAAGCTGTAAAAGAGCTAATTAAAGTAGCAGAAGAAGAAATAATAAAACCAGACCCAGATGATGAACTAGCAGCCGATAGATTAAAAAACGCAGCTGCAACAAAAAAACTAGCAATCTTTGATGCTTTTGAAATACTAAATAGGATAGAGCAAGAAAAAGCAATGATAGACGGAAAACCAAAAGAAGAAGAGAAAAAAGCTTTTTCTGGTTTTGCAGAAAGACGTTCTAAATGAAACACCAACAAACACTTTATGCTGTTGTAAATCATATTGACAAAAAGATTATACAACAAAAAAACAAACAAAAAGGTTGGTCATATGGCTATGACAAACAGCATGATGTTGTGGTGATTTCAAAAACAGGGCAAATAGGAGAAGTGTATCAAATACAGAACTTAAAAATAGCTTTACCTAAAAAACCAGATAAAGTTCATAAGTTTGATAATAATAAATGGGAGGTAACTGCATATCCAAAAGATTTGAAAAGAATTCAAACTATTTTTGATTGGAGAGATTATCCTCAAGATTTTAAAGATAAATACATTGATTACATTGAAAACGAATTTGTTAAAAGAGAACAAGGGTTTTGGTTTTATAATAAAAGCAAGCCTACTTATATTACTGGCACTCATTACATGTACTTGCAGTGGAGTAAGATTGATGTGGGGTTCCCAGAGTTTAGAGAAGCCAATAGATTATTCTATATTTTCTGGGAAGCTTGTAAAGCAGACAACAGGTGTTATGGAATGTGCTATCTCAAAAACAGACGTTCAGGATTTTCTTTCATGGCGTCTGGGGAAACGGTTAACCTTGCAACAATATCATCAGACTCACGCTTTGGGATATTGTCCAAATCTGGTGCCGATGCTAAAAAAATGTTCACAGATAAAGTTGTACCTATATCCGTCAACTACCCATTCTTCTTCAAGCCAATTCAAGATGGAATGGATAGACCAAAAACAGAACTTGCCTATAGAGTACCAGCCTCTAAACTTACCAGGAGAAAACTTACCATCTCTTCCAGTGATAAACCTGAAGAACTTACAGGATTAGATACAACTATAGATTGGAAAAATACTGGAGACAACTCTTATGATGGAGAAAAATTAAAGTTACTTGTTCATGATGAATCAGGTAAATGGGAAAGACCAGATAACATATTAAACAACTGGAGGGTAACAAAAACAACTTTAAGATTAGGTTCAAGGGTAGTTGGGAAATGTATGATGGGCTCAACTTCAAATGCACTAGATAAGGGTGGGGATAATTTTAAAAAGTTATATGAGGATTCTAATGTAACTGAAAGAAACAAAAATGGACAAACTAATTCTGGACTTTATTCTTTATTTATTCCTATGGAATGGAACTACGAAGGGTTTATAGATGAATATGGAATGCCAGTATTTGAAACACCAACAAAAGAAACTTTTGGACCACATAAAGATATAATTGAAACAGGGGTTATAGAGCATTGGGAGAATGAAGTAGATGGTTTTAAAAACGACCAAGATGCTCTTAATGAGTTTTATAGACAGTTCCCAAGAACAGAATCTCATGCTTTTAGAGATGAATCAAAAAACACAATATTCAATCTTACTAAGATATATGAGCAAATAGATTATAATGATTCGTTTGTTATAAAATCAAGTATATATAGAGGTAATTTCTATTGGAAAAACGGAGAAAGAGATACAGAGGTTGTTTGGGCCCCAGACAATAAAGGGAGGTTTAGAATTACGTGGATACCTGACGGAAAAATAATGAACAACGTAGAGGTAAGAGGGTTTCATAAATATCCTGGTAATGCACATATGGGTACATTTGGATGTGACTCATATGACATATCAGGTGTAGTAGGTGGCGGAGGTTCTAAAGGAGCATTACATGGTATGACAAAGTTTCATATGGATGATGGCCCTACAAACTCATTTTTTCTAGAATACATATCTAGACCACCTACAGCAGAACTTTTTTATGAAGATGTTTTGATGGCTATAGTTTTTTATGGTATGCCTATACTTGCAGAAAACAATAAGCCAAGATTACTTTATTATTTAAAAGAAAGAGGATATAGAGGTTTTTCAATGAATAGACCTGATAAACATAAAAATGTATTATCAAAATCTGAAAAAGAGTTGGGAGGTATACCCTCATCATCTGCTGTAATTTCAGTACACGCTGAAGCAATTGAAGGTTATATTGAAAACTATGTTGGCGTGATTTCTGATGAACAGAACATTGATTATGGTTCTTGTGGGAACATGTTTTTTAACAGGACTTTACTAGATTGGTCTAACTATGATATTAACAATAGAACAAGGTATGATGCCTCTATTAGTTCAGGGTTAGCAATCATGGGTAATCAGAGTAAGCAAAAGACAACCTTTAGAAAACATAATCAAATAAATATTAACTTTGCAAAATACAGTAACAAAGGATTTGTTAGCGAAATTATTAAATAATTATGATAAATAAACCTAAGTTAGGCTCATACGCAGGTTTCCCTAACCAATTTTCACCAGACGAAGAAAAATCTTCGATGGAATATGGATTAAGAGTTGGAAGGGCGATAGAATCAGAGTGGTTTTCTAGAGATTATGGAAGTTCCTTATACGGAGAGATAAGGTCAGAGTTCTTATCTAGAAGATTATATGCGCGTGGTGAACAGCCTATAGAAAAATACAAAAATGAATTATCGGTTAATGGTGATTTATCTTATTTGAATTTAGATTGGACACCTGTTCCAATTATACCCAAATTTGTTGACATTGTTGTTAATGGAATATCAAACAGAATGTTTGATATAAATGTTGAGGCTATAGACGAGTTATCAAGTGAGGACAGAGCTCTTTTTAGACAAGAGATGGAAGCAGATATGATAGCATATGAGCCATTGAAAATTATTAAAGAAAACACAGGAGTCGATGCTTTTAATTTTGATGAGAGTCAACTACCTCAAACAAATGAAGAGCTTGACCTTTATATGAAGTTAAGGTATAAGCAAGGAGTGGAGGTTGCTCAAGAAGTTGCTTTACAAACACTGTTAGAGCACAATAGATATGATGAAATAAAAAGACGTGTTGACGAAGACAATGTTGTTTTAGGTATGTCAGTTGTCAAGCATTCTTTTGATGTTCATGATGGTGTTAGAGTGGAGTATGTAGACCCTGTAAATTTTGTATACTCTCCAACTCAAGACCCAAACTTTGGAGACTGTTATTATTTTGGAGAAGTTAAATCCGTACATGTAACAGAATTAAAAAAAATTAATCCTGCTCTTACACAAGAAGAGTTGGAATCTATTGCAAAAACAGCATCAAGATATGATGGCTATAAAAGCACAATTAATTTACAGGCACAAAGTGGATTAGATAAATCCAATGTTTCTTTACTGTATTTCTGTTACAAAACAGATTCAGAAGTAGTTTATAAAATAAAAGAAACTACAAACGGAGCAGAAAAAGCATTAAGAAAAGATGATTCTTTCAACCCTCCTCAATCAGAAAAAGCAAGATTCAAAAGAGTTTCTAGAAGAATAGATGTTTGGTATGAAGGAGTTATGGTTTTAGGAACAAATACGATTCTAAAGTGGGAGTTGATGCAAAACATGGTTAGACCAAAATCTTCTTTTCAAAAAACTATACCACCATATATTGTAAATGCTATTAAAATGTCAAAAGGTAAGATTGATTCTTTAGTTAAAAGAATGATACCTTTTGCTGACCAAATACAGTTGGTACACTTGAAGCTACAACAAGTAGTTCAAAAAATGATACCAGATGGTGTTTTTATTGATGCAGACGGTCTTAATAGTGTTGATTTAGGTAATGGTGCGTCATATAATCCGTCTGAAGCTTTATCAATGTACTTCCAAACTGGTAGTGTTGTAGGTAGAAGTTACACGGAAGATGGAGAGTTTAATAACGCTAGAATACCAATACAAGAGTTAACAAGCTCTGGTTCAAATGCTAAAATTAGCAGCTTAATAAATATGTACAATTATCAACTTAATATGATTAGAGCTGTAACAGGCATAAATGAAGCTAGAGATGGAAGTCAGCCTGATAAGTATTCATTGGTTGGAATACAAAAATTAGCTGCCCTGAATAGTAACACTGCTACGAGACATATAATCCAATCTGGTATATTCTTAACAAGACGTCTTTGTGAGGCGCTGTCATGTAGAATATCAGATATTCTTCAATATTCAACATTTGCAGAAAGCTTTGCTAGAATGATAGGTAAAAACAACCTTACAATTGTGCAGGATATTTTAGAACTTCACTTACACGATTTTGGTATTTATATAGATTTAGAGCCAGATGAAGAAGAAAAACAAATGCTTGAGCAAAACATTCAACAATCTTTACAAGCAAAAGCAATAGACTTAGATGATGCTATTGATGTGAGGTCTATCAACAATGTAAACCTTGCAAACACTTTATTGAAAGTGAAAAAGCAAAGGAAAGAAGTTCTTGATATGGAAAAACAAAAAACTGCGATGCAATTGCAAACACAATCTAATGTACAGTCTTCGCAGGCAGCTTCTCAATCAAGAATGCAAGAAGAGCAAATGAAAGCACAAACAAAATCACAACTAATGCAGATGGAAGCACAGCTTGAATCCCAAAGGATGCAGCAACAAGCAGAAATAGATATGAAGCTCCTTCAAATGAAGTATGAGTTAGAGGGTAAAGTGAAATCAGCAGAAGTTAGCGCTATAAAATCAAGAGAAGCAGTTAAGGAAGATAGAAAAGACGAAAGAACAAAAATTCAAGCTTCACAACAAAGCAAGCTTATAGAACAAAGAAAAAAAGATTTACCAGCACAGGAGTTTGAGGAAGAAAAAGAAAATCCAAACCCAGCTAACCCAATGGAAGCCGTTAAGCAAATGATGGCCCAGAAAAACATAATGTAAATTGTATTATTTTTGTATAAACTTAAATTAAATTAAATATGAGTAACAATAACGACGAGTCAGTAGACTTTAAAGTAGACCTTAGTAAGTCTCCAGAAGAAATTCAAAAAGAGCATAAGGAAAAAAAAGAATCTGCTAAAGCTGAAGAGACAAAAGAAGTTGAAGCAAAAGCAGAAGAGACAACTGAACAAGTTGTTGAGGAAAAGGAAACTAGTGAAGAAGTTGAGGTTGTAGAAGAAAAGAAAGAAGAAGAAGAAGAGCAGCCAGAACAAAAAATCACTAAAGAGCAACTTATCAACGAATATCTAACAGATAATTTCGATATGAATGTTGATAAGCTGAAAGACGTTCTTTCAAATACTGAAGAAAAACAACAACTTCCAGAAGAAGTTGAAAAGTATCTTGAATATAAAAAAGATACTAAACGTGGTTTATCAGATTATGTTAAGCTTCAACAAGATATAGAAGCTGTATCAGATGACGAAATACTACGTAATTATATGAAAGAATCTAATCCTGGACTTGATGATTCTGATGTATCATATTTAATAGACCAAAAATTTGGTTATGATGAAGATGCAGATGAAAACGACATAAAAGGAAAGGTTCTGGAAAAAAAGAAAGAATTATTTAAAGCTAAAGAGTATTTTAATAATCTCAAGGAAAAATACAAAGCTCCTCTTGAGTCAAGTGCCGAGACTGTACCAGAGGATTATAAAAAAGCTTATAGTTTTTATAATGATTACCAGGAGGAACAAAAGAAGCAAGCTGATTTTACAAAGCGTCAGCGAGATGTTTTTCAAGAAAAATCATCAAAGCTTTTTAACGACGAATTCAAAGGTTTTGAGTTCAATTTAGGCGGTAAGAAGCTTATGTTCAAACCAAAAGACAAGAAAGCTGTTTATGATACAAACAGTGATTTAGGAAACTTTATCAACAAACACGTTGATGAGGATGGTCTTTTGAAAGACGCTAGTAAATACCATACAGCTCTATCAATGGCAATGAACCCTGATGCATACGCCAAGTTTTTTTACGAACAAGGCAAAGCAGATGCGGTCAATGATGTTGTTAGAGATGGAAAAAATATAAATATGGATATGCGAACTAACGTTGATTCTTCCAAACCAGGTGCTAAATTTAGAGTCTTAAATGACGATTCTGCTTTTAGTTCTGGATTGAAAATTAAAAAACGTTAAATATTAAAAATTTTAAAAAATGGCACAATCAATTAATTTTGCAAATGGTTCGATAGGTGGAAGCACCTCATTGACACCTGCACCAGGGAAGTCGTTAGGAAATGCTAACTACCTCTCTAACAGCGACTATACATTTGCGCAACAATATCTTCCAGATTTGTATGAAAAAGAGTTTGAAAGATATGGCAACAGGTCAATTGCATCATTCTTACGAATGGTAGGCGCAGAAATTCCTTCAAGCTCTGATTTAATTAAGTGGAGTGAGCAAGGAAGATTACACATTCAAGCATCAGGTAGTATTACAGATTTAAATACTATCGCTATTACAGGTCACAACTTAAGAGCTAACCAAACAATCATTGTTTCAAAAGCTGGTTCTCAAGCTGTATGTTTAGTAACAGACGCTTCTGCTGCTAACGCTGTAGATGTTGTAACTTATGCATCTAAAGACTTACTTCACCAGGCTGGTACTGATGGAAATGGTCCTTTTGATGCTTCTGACAACGTAACAATCTTCGTATACGGTTCTGAATTTAAAAAAGGAACTAATGGTATGGTTGGTTCTCTTGAAGCTGATTTCGAGGCTAAAGAAAACAACCCAATTATCATCAAAGATAAATATGAAGTAAGTGGTTCAGAAATGGCTCACGTAGGTTGGGTTGAAGTAGCAACAGAAAATGGTGCTTCTGGATACTTATGGTATCTGAAGTCAGAGCACGAAACAAGACTTCGATTTGAAGACTATCTTGAAATGTCTATGGTAGAAGGCGAGCCTGCAGCTTCTGGTTCAGGAGCAGCAACAGCTGGATACAAAGGTACTAAAGGTTTGTTCTATGAAATCGAAAATAATGGTAATGTATCTACAGGTGATATCGGAGATAGAACTGACTTAGAGAACATTGCTAAAGTTCTTGATAAAGAAGGAGCAATCCAAGAAAATGTACTGTTTGTAAACAGAGACACTTCTTTCAAGATTGACACAGTTCTTGCAGCTCAAAACAATTCAGGAGCTTCTACATCTTCTTATGGTCTATTTGACAATGACGAAGATATGGCTCTTAATCTAGGTTTCTCTGGATTTAGAATTGGATATGATTTCTATAAGAGTGACTGGAAATACTTAAATGACGCTACTACTAGAGGTAATATCGGTGGCGTTGATGGAATCCTTGTTCCAGCTGGTACAGTAACTATCTATGACCAAGTACTTGGAGAAAACGCTAAGAGACCATTCTTACACGTTAGATACCGAGTATCTCCTACTGAAGACAGAAAATATAAGTCTTGGGTAGTTGGTTCAGCAGGTGGAGCTATGACTAGCGACAAAGATAACATGGAAGTTCATTTCTTATCAGAAAGAGCTTTATGTACAATGGGAGTAAACAACTTCTTATTGATGCAATAATAATAAATGGGGAGGAGTTTTCTTCTCCCCTTTTTTTTAATTAAATTAAAATATAATATAATGTCAACAAAAACCACAAAAAAAGGGTATGCATCTCTTTTCCCAAACCTTCAAAGAAAGACAAGGGTTTTCATTTTAAAAGGCGGTAAAATGCCTATCAGACACATGATTTCTGTAAAACATACATCATCAAAACCTCTCACATATTTTGATGGTTCAATCAATAGAGCTTTAAGGTATGCAACAAACCAAATCTCACCTTTTGTAGATGAGCAAGATGGTGTAGCTACATTAGAGCCTATTATTTTTGAAAATGGAAAATTAATTGTAGAGGATTTTAATGTTAATCTTCAGAAGTTTTTATTCATGCATCCAGACTATGATAAAATATTTTTTGAGCTGGATAAAGAAAAAAATGCAAAAGAAGATGTAGATGAAATGGTATCTGCGCTTGATGCACAAATCATGGCTAAAGATTTACCAATTGAAGAATTAGAAGCTATAGCTAGAGTTGTAATGAAAGGCTCTGGTGTAAATGTATCTAATATGACTTCATCTGAACTACGAAGAGATATGATTATTTGGGCTAAAACAAACCCAGGTGAATTTATGGATTTAGTAGATGATGAAAACTTAAAACTTAGAAATATAGCGGTTCGTGCTGTAGAGATGGGTGTACTACATATTAAAGCAGACAACAGAACAGTTGTTTGGTCTAATAATAAGAAGAAAAAAGTAATCGTAGCGCCTTTTGGTGAAAACGTTTATTCAGCCTTAGCACTATTCTTTAAAACAGACGAAGGACTTGATGTTTTACAAAAGATAACCAATAGTTTATAGTATATATAATTATTTAATTATCTTTGCGTAGAATTTTTCATTTTGAATTACCGTGATTGGGTTAAGGAGGTTGCAGAAATGTGACCTCTTTTTTTAGTATTTTTGTAGAAAATATATCTTATGATAAACAGCGTAAGAAACACGGTTTTATTTTTACTTAATAAAGATAACAGAGGATACATTACCCCATCAGAGTTCGATTTTTTTGCAAAACAAGCACAACTTGAAATCTTTGAGGCTTATTTCTCTGATTATTCTAGTGCTATACTTGCACAAAACACAAGGAAAAAATCTTTGGGTTATGGTGATTCTGTAGCGCAGATTCAAAATAAAATAGACATTTTTACTGCTAGGGAAACATTAAACTACACAATAGTTGGAACTGCAGCAGATTCAGATGATGATTATTTTACTTTGCCATCTAACTTTTATAAGCTTATAAATATTACCTATAACAATAAAGTACTTCAACAACTGCAAGGTCACAAGTTTGATATGATTGTGAACAGCAATCTTACACCTCCCTCTTTAACATATCCAATATATAAAAGAGAGGGTTTAAACATTTTTGCTAGACCAACTAGTATTTCGTATACAGATGCTACACCGCAAGGTACAGAAATACCACTTGTTATGAATTATATTAGAAAGCCAGTTGACCCTCATTGGGGATATACTACTGTTGATTCTGACCCTGTTTACAACTCAAGCACTAGTACACAATTTGAAATACCAGCATCTGATGAAACAGAACTAGTATACAAAATATGTACTTTAGCTGGATTGAGTATTAGAGATGTAGATATTGCAAAAGCAGCAAAAGATTTAGAAAGCCAACAATTTCAAAAAGAAAGTAGATAATTATGCCAAAAGTAGGAGTAAATATTACACAAAGAGAATACTACCAAAATAATGGTAATAACCCAGCATTTGAAAATTGGGGTACATATCAATATTTATTGCTAGATGACATCATAAATAATTTTCTAATATCATATGTTGGAGATGATAAAGTGATTAATAAAGTTGATAGAAACGAAATTGTTTTTCATGCAAAAAGAGGTATACAAGAGCTTCATTATGATGCTTTAAGAGAAATAGTTGGATTTGAGGCAGAGATTCCTCAAACACTAAAAATGCACTTACCTCATGACTTTGTAAGTTTAGTGAAAATATCATATGTAGGAGACGATGGTTTAACTCACATGATACCACAAAACTATAACTCAAAAATCACTAAATCATACTTACAAGATAATGATGTTGAAAAAAACTTATTAATTGACTCTAACAATCAAGCGTTACAAGGTACTCCAGTCATTGAAACTAACTGGAGAGAACAAACAGGAGATAATGTTAGTAAACCTGACACAAACCTGCTTGGTAAAAGATTTGGTTTAGATACTGCATCTGGCAATGCTAATGGTAGTTATCTGATAGACAAGAATCAAGGATATATACTTTTTAGTTCAGACCTAAAAGATAAAAATATAATTATTGAGTATGTTTCGGATGGATTATATTCTGCTGCCGATAATGAAATAAAAGTACACAAGCTTGCCGAAAATTTTATGTATGACTATCTGCAATCCTGCGTCTTAAAATCTAAATTTGGTGTTCAAGAATTTATAGTTAGGAGAGCTCAAAAACAAGCTTCCGCATCTTTGAGAAATGCTAAAATTAGACTTAACTCTATAAAGCTAGGAGAGCTTACACAGAGTTTAAGAGGTAGAGATAAGTGGATAAAGTAACATGAAAATAAACAACAATTTTTCTAACGGTAAAATGAACAAAGACCTTGATGAAAGGCTTGTTCCAAAAGGTGGATATACAGACGCCCTTAACATACGTGTGCTTAACACAGAGGGGTCAGACGCTGGAGCAATTGAAAACACGTTAGGAAATAAACAACTTACATTCAATCAGACATCTAACAATCCTATAACAATAGGCTCTGTAAATGATGAAGCTAATGAAAAAATATATTGGTTTGTTGTAAACTCTTTAGGGCATTCATTTATATATGAATATGATGCAAAAAATACAGTTACAGCAACTGTATTAAGAGACACAAGAGAGCCTTCAAAACAAGTTTTAAACTTTAATAAGGATTATAAAATAACAGGAGCTAACATTATTTTAAACACATATGATAGCAAGAAGCTGTTGCTTTTTACAGACGGATTAAATCCACCTAGAAGTGTAAATATCACAAGAGCAAAAACTTTTGGAGAAAACAACTTTGTGGAAGACGATATAAGTCTATACAAGAAACCTCCACGTTTTGCTCCACTTGTTACACCTTTTAACACACCTACAGCTTTTGAAAATTCAGTTAAAGAAAACTTTTTTGCATTTGCGTATAGGTATAAATATTTAGATGGCGAGTACTCTGCGTTATCATCTTTTTCTAATTATCAATTTACGCCAGGTGATTTTGATTTTGATTATGCGACCATGGAAAATAAAGCTATGGTCAATATATTTAATTCATATCAAATCAAATTCAATACTGGAGATAAAAGGGTGACTGACATTCAGATTGTTTTTAAAATGACCCAGAACCCTACTTGTTTCATAGCTGAAACTTTAAATAAAAAAGAAAGTGGCTTTATAGATGAGATAGAGAAAAGCGTAGTTTTTAGTAATAAGAAAATATATAAAGCATTGCCAGATGATGAAATATCTAGAATATTTGATGACGTACCTCTCACGGCAAAAGCACAAGAGTTTATTGAAAACAGAATTGTTTTTGGAAACATAACAACACAGTATGACTTAAAAGAAAATGAGAGTGATGCTGACTTCATAGCTACCAATTATTTTGCAGAAAAAAAATCTACAACATTTGAAGGTAATATAGGAACAGTAACCTTCAGTTCTGATAAAACTGAAATGACTTTGGATTTAACTAATGTTGAATTAGAAAAAAATTATTACTTATACGTTGGAGCAGACCTAGAATCCGATGAAGACACATCTACAGACCCATCACACTTTAACGGAACAGCAGAGCTTGATAACGCCGTAAAGCTTACGGAAACTTATGCAAATGCAGCAGCGTTTGATGATAGCGCAGATTTACAACAACTTTTATCTGCACTCTCAAACAATTTCGCTTCTTTGGTAAATACTACACCTCCGCCAAACAGTGTAACCACACAATATGGGAGTTTTACTTTAGCTAGTAGTACATCGACAAGTATTACAATAAAAGCTCCAAAGATAACCTATACGATTGACAACACCCCTTCTGACTCTTCAACAGCAGATGGCGATACTTCTACAAAAGAAGAGCAATTTAAATTTACAGATGACTCTGTGTTTACACTTAGAGAATCCTCTAACACGCTTTCTTTAAAAAGTAATCGTTCTTATGAATTTGGACTTGTATATTTAGATGAATACGGAAGATATAGTACGGTTTTACCTTCTGTAGTGAAAGAAGGAAACAATTCGCCTGAAATTTTTATACCAGTAGAAAACTCTATTGATTTAAATCAAGCAGAGATTACTGTAAAACATAAGCCACCATACTGGGCAGATAGGTATAAGTTTTTTATAAAAATGACTAAAAAACTACACTTCACCTTATACAGTACAATATTTTATGAGGATGGGCTGTATAGGTGGATTTTGTTAACTGGTAACAATATAGGTAAAGTTGAAGAAGGCACTAATCTTTTAGTCAAATCTGATGACAATGGTCATCTAAATAGAGAGGTAAAAGTTAAGGTTTTAGAAGTTGCTACTAAAACAAAAATGGATGAAGAGGTTAAGAGGTTTGATAATGACGACCCAGATGAGGGTTGGATAGAAGGCAATAGAGATGCAGCAGATAATCCAATAAAAGAAATACCTGGTGTATTTATGAAAATAAAACCAGTTGGATTTAAAATGGATTTTGACCCTAATAATTTTGCAGAATACAATGGTTCTGACCATGTTCCTTGGGGCTTGAGCAATTCATGTAGAGGGCATGTAAATCGGACTCTTCCTGTAGATAATGAGTTTGGATTAGCGCAAGTAAAAGGAGATTCTGGTGGCAGCACAGTATATAACCACCTTACCATAGGTATAGGTAGTAGAATTAAAATTGCGTTTGAAGCATGGGAAGGAGCAGACTCTGATGGAGATGATGGAAGATACTATAATGAAGAATTTGTTTCAGGCGACTCTTACGTAGGTGACGACACTATGTCTGGTTTTGAAAAGTTTTTAATAGCTGAAACAGCATGGGAAAAGCCTGAAATTGATGGAGTTGTCCAAACATATTATGCAGACCCTGATAATCAGTTTCATTTGCAATTTGGAACAGAAGGCGCGACGAACAGCAACGGTAATGGTATAAGACATACTGTTAATGTTAAAAGCACAGAGTTTACAAGAAAACTAGAAAGAGGTTGGGGCGAATTTAATATATCATTAATACTAGTAAATGGTATTATTGTTTTTGAAACAGACCCAGACGATAATGAATCAGAAATTTTTTACGAAACAGAAGAGTGTTTTGAAATAGCAGGTGGATTCCATTTAGGAAATAAACAAAATCAAACATCGTCGCAAGATGCAAAACTTACACTATCAACAGGTAACTGTTTTGTTTTTGGAAATGGAGTTGAAAGTATTCAGATTAGAGATGAGAGAAACTCTCCATTTTTAGATTTAGATTTGAGGCCAAATATAGCTTTATTAGAAGGGTATAAAAGAAGAAAACTAGAAACTACATTAATTCACTCTTCTACTATAAACCAAATGAGTTCTTACAATGCGCTCAATGAGTTTAATGCATCAAGAGGTATTAGAAAAAATTTAGACCAAAGCTACGGTAGTGTTCAAAAAATATTTTCACGTGAGCAGGATTTAATAATATTTCAAGAGGACAGGGTGTCAAAAGTTTTATTTGGAAAATCACTTTTACATTCAGCTGACGGAAGCGCATCTTTAACAAAAATTGAATCTGTTTTGGGACAGGAAGTTCCTTTTTCTGGTGAATATGGTATTTCTGAAAATCCAGAAAGTTTTGCTTTTTACGCAGGTAGAATGTACTTTACAGATGCAAACAGAGGAACTGTTTTAAGACTTGGTAATGATGGTATTACACCAATATCATATTATGGAATGAAATCATATTTTAAAAACACTCTATGGCAGTATAAAGACGCTTATAATGTAGGTGGGTTTGACCCAAAACACCATCAATATGTGTTGTCTATGAACACAGATGATAAGCCTGCCGAAGCTTTAGTGTATGATTGCGGCTCCATCGTTACAAAAACAATAGAATCTGGAACCACATACAGTTTTGTTTATAAGTTAGGAACAACGCCAGGAACAGCTACTGTTTCATGGAATAACTTTCAGTCTAATAGCGCCATGATGTGGACTGTAAAAGTTGATTATTATGGTATAACATATCCAAGTACAAGTGGATTTGTAGCGAATGCAGGCTCTATTAGTTTTCCTGTAACATCAAGTGCTCTTTCAACACATCCAACTGCTACAGTAACAGTAACTTCAGGTGCAACTTCAACAGGTGATATAACACTTGGTTGTCCTGTAGCAGCACAAAGAAAAGTAACGCAGATTGTTATCAACGATACAGATGAGGCGAATCAAACGATACAAAACAAATATCAAGTAGGAACAAATGCACATTGGTCTGAAGATGATGTTTTTTTAGCAAGTGGTCTTACAAGAAACCAATCATTTACTGGTGATGTGGGAAGCACTTATGTTCCTGCAGACGGAGACGTAATAACTGTCCGTTCAGTAAAACAATTAAACTATCACACAGGAGATTTTAATATATGTAATAGTTTAGGTTATTTAATAAGCCCAGCAAGCGGACTAACTGTAGACCAAATAAAAGCTTTAGCAACCTACCCTGATATAGACACAAGCGAATCTGATTCAGACAATGAAGTAAATAAAATAACCTTTGATTTTGATATATCGTCACCTGCAGATAACTTATATATAGTTTACAACTATGTGGATGCACTTCCTAATATAGTTCCTGATACTATAACAGGAATTACAAACGGAGGTAGTGTGGTTATTGATGTCTTACAAAACGACACAGTACCCTCTCCATTTACTTTGACTATTCAAACACCTCCTACTTCAGGAACAGCAACAGTTAATTCTGACAACACAATAACATATCAGCACAATGAAGGAACAACTTTAAATGATTCGTTTATCTATGAGGTTACTAGAGATGGGGCATGTAAAGCAGTGGGTACTGTTTCGACACAAGCTTTAGCTTTAACAGTTGATACTTATATATATTTCTATTTTGACTCATCTGGTTCTATGAACGATACAGGAGACGCTTTGAATGCAATGGCTTCAAACTCTTTAAAAGCAGAGATACAAAATATATATGCGCCTGGGTCATCAGACAATGGCTCTACAGAGTATGACTCACATGTAACAGTTAGTAATACAAACCATTTAGGGGGCACTCCTGTTCAAAGAGAGAGAACGTTTCAAGCGTTAAGAGGACCAGAAGCGCTAGGTGCAGGAAATTTTCCTTCTGATGCAGAAAATGTTATAGTGTTAGTCTTTCAGGATGAAGCAGAGAATGGTTACCATGACACCAGTTTCACTGATTCTGAAGCTAGAACGACGACTTACGAAACTGACGTTATAGGAACTGGGAATCCACCCACAGGAGGGTTTAAGGATTTTATATCAACTAAAAATGCTGGTAACTCTAATTATTATAGGGGTGGTGTTTTTCAAGTCGATGGAGATAATGATTTTAAACTATTTTTACAAGCTGTTTCTAACGGAGATGGAAATTATTCAGGAACAAACGGCTTGTCATCTGAATTTTCTCAAAATGTTTTAAGAGTAGAGTTTGATATTGAAGATACAATTAAAACTGGAGGAAGTATAGATGATAGTCAAGCTCCTTTCAAACCAGGCAGTACAACAGATAGATTTGATAAGTGGGAATACTATTATCTGTATTGGGTTACAAAAATGTTAAACGACATGGGCTATACTCCTGCAGGGAGCACATGGCCTGTCATAAAAGATGATGGATAATGGCAACAACAATAACATTTGACGAATTAAATAACGGCTGGACTTCATTCCATTCTTATGAGCCTGACTGGATGACAAGATTAGGTAATAGGTTTTACACTTTTAGTGAAGGTAACCTATACATACATGATGATGGAGCAAGAACAAGTTTCTACAATCAAAAATATGGTTGCTATGTAGAGTTTGCAGTAAATGAAGGCCCATCTGATATAAAAATATTTAAAAATTTAAAGTTAGAGACTAACAGCTCTAATTGGACAGCAACAGTAGATACAGACTTAGAAAGTGGTGTTGTGCCTGCAGGTAAGTTCTTAGACAAAGAAGGATTTAAACATGCTTACATTAGAAGATTAAGTTCAGATACTTTAAATTTTAATGAATTATCTATACAAGGATTAGGTAATTTGCAAGAAATACCTACTGCTAATCGCTATAGATTTACAGACAACATACCAAACCAAATATCAGAGTCGGATGTTCTGTATTTCAATGACGGAAGCACAAAAATTATAGGTTCAATTTCTACTATAACAGACAACATAATAACAACAAACACAAGTACAAATACACCTAGTGTAGGCAACTTTTGTTTCATAGCTAAAAACCCAGAAGCAGAGTCTTTTGGTCTTAGAGGTTATTTTGCAAAAGTAAAACTGACAAATGACAGCAACTCCTTCGTTGAGTTGTTCGCTGTAGACAGCGAGGTTGTCAAGAGCTACATGTAAATTTTGTATATTTGTGGTAACTAGAATAAAAATATGGCATTTCTAACAACTTTAGGTTTATTAACATCTGCAGCAGGCGCTGTAAAGGGGTTTATGAGTGGTAGCAGAACAGCTGCCGAAGGAAGAAGAGACTTAAACAAGCTTGAGTATCAAGATTTAAGCATAGGCGCATACGATAACGTAAAGCCAAGTTTAGCAATGGAACAGATGCAGATGAATATGATTAACCAAAATCAATCAAGAGCACAAGATGTAGCATCTGGTTTAGGAGGTAGCGAAGCTATTGCTATGATGCAAAATGCACAACAACAAGCAGGTGGACAACAACAACAAGTTATGGCTTCTATGGGAGATAAGCTTTTTGGTTTAGAAATGAAAAAAGCAGAAGACTTTCAGGTTAGAAGAGGGATGCAAGAGCAGAGAGATATAAACACTGAAGATAGAGCTCGTTCACAGATACAGGCTGGAGAACAAGCACAAACTAGCGCAATCATGGGTCTTGGAAGTATGATGATGTCTGCAGGAGCAGCAAGTGAACTTGACGAAACAAACAAAGGTAATGAACCAGGAGCTGAAAGGAATCTAAGACAGCAAAGAAGAATGAAAAAACATGGTATTGGAGCTGATTATTTGAGTGAAGGTCAAAGTTTCGGAGAAAGAAGGCAATTAATTAGAGACGCTGGTGGTGGTTTTTTTAACACAGATGTAGGAAAAGCTGTAAGTTTTGCTCCTAGAATGCTTGGTAAAGGTTTGGGCGCTATTGGTGGATTTTTTAAAAGTATTTTTTAAGATATGTCCAGATTTAGATATAAAGCATTAGAAGCAGATTACCAGGGTGCAGCTAACATGTACCTTCAGGGTAAGATAGCTGTACAAGAAGCCAAAAATAAAGTTCGTGCAGAAAGAGCTGAACAGTTGCAAGAAGTAACTGATGCCTCTAAATTTGTAGCTACAAACTCAACAGACCTTAATAATCTAACTTATGGTTTTGCTAACCTTATCAGAAACAACCTCTCAAACACACATGACCAGAACAGAGCTGGAATCGCCACAAGAGGAGACGCAGCTTATGTAAAGAGCTTATCAGTAAATGAAGCAAATCAAGTATCAGCATTACTTACAAAAGTTAATGATAACAATGAAGTTATTAGAAAAGGTGTAGATGGTGGAGGTTTATCTAATCTTACTCTTGACCAATACAATTTTGGTATAATGAGAAGTCAAGATGTAGCTCCAACAGTATATGTAATGAATCAAAACCAAGAATTGGTTCCTACTGTAGCAAAACAATCATTCCGACCATTCAGAGGTAATGATGGTAAATTATATGTAGCTGTAACTTCACAGGTACAAGACGGAGATAAAGCTGATGGTAAAATAACTACTACAACAGTTAATAAACCATTAAGCGCGTTAGTAGACAATGACTATAAAAGTTATAAGGCTTTTGATACTGAAAAGTTTGTATCTCAATTTGAAAGAAATATTGGTGAAAAAGGTTTTATAGACCCAACCTCCAACGAACTAATACCATATAGCTCAGGACAAGTACTTGGTTCAGTTTCTATTTATGGAAAGCATTTTGACCCTGCTGGAATGAAGAATGTTATGACGGCAGTTGAAAACAAAATTTTATCTTTAGACGATGACCAGCTCATGTCAATAGCATACGACCAAATGAATATGAGAGCTGTTCACCATTCTGGTTTTGATGGCCTTGCTAAAGATTCAGTAAATCAAGCTGCCTATGGTGGTTTATATGATGTAAATGGTGACATAATTACATTTACAGAGGCTGATGCAGTGGATTTAATTAGGTCTACAAATGAAGGAGACATAGTGCTTAGTGAAAAACAAAAAGAGCTTGTCAGAGGTATGATTCGTAACAGAATCTACACTTCATTTAATGTTGATTATAAGGAGTTCAGAGATAAAGCAACCGACCCAAGCAAGCCGACAAAGAAAACACCATCAATGCCATCTTCTTTTGTGCCACAAGTGTTATTAAATTCATCTGGAGACGGATTCTCGAGTAATCTTGATGGTTTAAACTATATTATGTCTGTAAGCTCTCTTGCACAACAAAGAATTGAAAATAATCAAGATGCAGGGAAAGGTTTGGATATAAGTCAAATGGAAGTTCAACTTCAAAATAATGGAAAGGTAAATAAAATAGATGTTTCTCAATTCCCAAAACTAAACAACCTACATCAAAACTTGGGCAGTGACCCTAGTGCTTTGAGCGGAGTTGGATTACTTGCTTATGAAGATTTTGGAAGCGTTTTTGAAGACATGCAGTTTATAGATGGAGGAGGAAATGAGATAGAAAATATAAATCAAATTTCAGCTATAGAGCATGTGGTTGATGGCGAAGTAAGATATAGTATTAGTCTTATGGGTGACGCTCTTGGTGGTACCAAAAAGGATAAGAAAGTGATACAGCCAGTTGCAGGCAAAGATGGAGGAGAAATAGAAAGCACTAGTAAAAACTACTTTACTTCCTCTACGGATTTACTTAACGATTCTCAATTGAAAAAAATGTACCAGAAGATGTGGTCAGAATTAAAAGACTTTAGAGAATGGGCAAAAGACAATGGATTCAAGGAATCAGATAACAGAACAGGAATGGCGATTTTTCAATACACTAAAGCACGTTAATACACAGTTATGATTGTGAACACACCAGTACAGGACCCACTTATAGATAAGGCAAAAGCTGAAAAGTTTTTAATAGATATGTACGCTCAAAACGGAAAAGTTTTGTCAAAGAGTGATGCAGCTAATTTTGTAAACAACAAAAACTTTAAAGCTTTATTGCCGTCAATTCATATGCAGTCTGGTTCAGGAGCTGCTGACGATGCAAAAATTCAAATGATATATGCCTCATTACTAAAAAATGTAGACCAACCACCACAAATTGAAAACCAGCCCCCTGAAAAAAAAAATCAAGTCGGCAATACTCCTACGGTATCACCCTTAATTTCGGAAGAAGAAAGTTCTTCATTGGACTTAAATCCCATAAAGATTGACCCACCACAAGCTAAAGCAAGAGTAGGACAATACACTTATCAAGACGAAGACGGAGACACTAGACATTCCACGCATTTAATGAGAGCAGAACAGCTTTCTAATGGCTCTTGGGTTGGATTCCCAACATTATTTCAAGACAAAGACGGAACATGGGTTACTAAATACATGGATAAACCTTGGAAGCAAGCATACAATGAAGCTAAAAAAAGAGGCGAAGTTGTAGAGTTTGGTGATGATAAAGACGCTGCGATTGCTTTTGGAGAAGGGTCATGGAAAAAGCTTTACAAAGCCAGTAATCCAAACCCATTGTTTCAAGGTGAAATGCTTTTTAGACGTAGTGTTTATGGATTAAACAATTCGTTTATATCAATGGGCGAAGAGGAAGCAGCACAAGTTATAAACCAAAGGTTTCAGGCTTATGGTATTAAGGCTACACCTATGGGTATCGGTTCAGACCAAATAATGGTATCTATGCAGGGTGAGGGTCAACCAATTCAATTACAACTTTATACACCAAGCTACCAATCAAGGCTGGCAGGGTTAAATGCTTTAGACCCACAAAGCAAGCCAGTAGAAACTTTAATGAAAGAAGCTTTAGTTGAGTTTCAAGATTTACTCATCAAAGGAGAGAAGGTAATGAGTGAGAACTTAGTTTCTACCTTTTCTTTAACACCAGAGGATAGACTACCTGACTTTATAGCAAGACAAACAGCTAATTTTACACAGCCAAAAGACGTCAATACAATTTTTCTATCTTCTTTATTTGGCAGGTCACAAGATTATTATTTTGATAATGGAACTTTCAATATAAGTAAGTATGAAGAAGATTTAAGTAATGCTATGGTGCATGCCCTCAATATGGATGGAGAGCATGATTTTTATAGCAAAATGGAAATTCATTTAAATGCATTTGAGCAGTTTAGAGAATCACCAGGCAGCGATAAAAAATATTTATACGAACAGATAAATCAAAAACTAGGCAAGAACGTACAACCTTTAAATGATAGAGACTTTCAGTTGTTATTGGATAAAGATTATGAAATTTTTGACATAAAAACAACAAGTGACTTACAACAAAAAATAAATCATTTAAGACGAGACTTGCAAGCAAAAAAAATAACTGCTGCTAATAGTATTACCCATCTTTTGAGAGCAACAAATAGATATAATCTATTTCAAAATGCTACTCCTGAATTGATGAATGAGTTTAAAAAAATGGGATTCAATGAAGCTAACGTTCCTACAGATGGCATCAAAATAAACGGTAGAGCATCTTCATACGCAGAACTTTTGAACAACATATATGATTACGATTTCGTTATGGATGTTAGAGCTGGAAGACAAACATTAGAAGTTGGGAATGGAGAAGACTATGGGAATCTAGGGTATTATATAGACCAAGCAAAAGGTCTTGTAGCTAAACAAGAGTCTTTTAGATTCGATTACCCTTTAGGTGAATCAATTGGAGCTGGTATTGAAAATGTAGAAAACTGGGCTCAATCAGTTGTATTTGGTGGTCAAGAAATACTTGTTAATGCTAACTATATTGTATATGATTCATTAGTCGGCATGGGATTAAAGCCAGAACAAGCAAGTGTTTTAGTTTATGGATTAGGCGGATTGCCAGGTCTTGAACACGTCAACCCTTTAAATCCTGAAGTTTTTAAAGATATAAAAGACAGATACCTTCCGCAGTTTGAAGGAGACATTATGGATTCAGGTAGTGTAGGTGAATTTTTTGCCAAGACTGCTGAACCTGTAGGAGGTAGTGTAGCTACTACGGCACTGTTTGTATTAAACCCAAAACTAGGAATGATTGCAGTGGGAGTTAGTGGATATGGTGGGTCACTAAGAAATTATGATGATTTAAAACACGGAGTATTAGAAAAGAAAAAAAGAGGCGAGTACATATCCCCAGAAGAACAAGCTATACTAGATATGTCAGGAGCTGAAAAGAGAATGCTTTCTTTACTTAAGAGTGGTCAGGAAGTAGCTGTTACTTCTTTGTTTACATATAAATACTTTAAAGGATTAATGGGTAACAAAACAGCTATGGATAAAATGTCCAAAACTGAATTAAACAAATTTGTTACTCAATACACAAAGTCATTCAACAATGGTATTATTAAAACACTGAATAGAACTTTTGGGGTAGACAAAGAGTTATTAAAAAACGAACTTAAAGAAGAAGGTCTTATTGCATTTAATAATTATATGATTGATGTTGTTTCTGGAGTTAAAGAGTACAATCAACAGGAGCTAAATAAAATAATGTTAGAGACTGGTATTATTACAACAATAAGTTCTTATGGAAGTGGTGTAGCTATACGTCAGCTACAAAATCCAAAAATAAGAAAAGCTGGAGACAATATTATATTACAAAACTTAGAGGTTTTAGATGGGCAAAGCGGAAACATTCACTTTGACCACATGACAAAATCTGCCGAAATAAAATTGTTTGAAGAAAGGGTTCTTAAAGACAAAAGAATTAAGGACAAAGAAAAATATTTACAAAATAGTTTAGAGTATCAAACTCTTTTGTCAGGATTGTCAGATATAGAGTTTCAAATAGGAAAGCATGAACAAAGAAGAGCTGAACTTCTTTTAGAAATGACTGACGGAGATAAAATTTTGTTCATGAAAAACTTTCAAAGAATGGTTGCTTTGAATGATGTAAGAAGCAATCAAGACGCATCTCCTAGCGCAAGAGATGCAGCTGAAACAGAGATGGAAAAATTAAGAGCAGAAACAAATGACATGCTTTCTAAATATCCATCAGAGCTTGGTATTTACTTTGCTGAAGAAGTAGTTCAAAATCAATACAAAGACAAGGCTGCAAAACAAATATTGGAAGAACAAACCAATGAAGCAAAAGAAAAAGGTCTTGAAAATTTTGAAGTAAAAGTTGATTATGAAAGCGAAGAGGTGATGATAAGAGCAGGAGAGCTTTACCTCGAAGACATAAGAAAAGGCAAAAGAGAAGCTAATGATATCAACTCTTTTGGAACTTTTGGTGTTGAACCTATTGTATATAATGTAGTTTCGCCTTCAGAAAGAAATGAGTTTGATTTAAATAGTTCTATTAATCAAGCGCGTCAGAGACAAGTGACAATAGGAGAGTTGCCTCTTCAAGAATCTCCAGATGAAACTAAAGGTCCTATACCAATAAGTCAAGAAGATGATAACAATAAAAGAAACGCATCTATTTTTAATAGATTAGAAAACCTTAACAAGGATGGTAATCTCAAAAACAGAATGGGAGACCAGTTTGATATTTTCATTGAATATTTTAATGACCTCAAAGATGGAAGAGTTCCTAAGTTTGGAAAGGTAGAAGCAATGCTTGATGCTCAAGATATTATAGGTAAAATTACAGCGTTAGCTGGTGATAGTAAATTAAAAATAAATGTTGGGGGTAAAAGCCTTGCTGCTTTAGTAATCAACTTTTCAAATTATTTATACGCAAGTCAAGAATCATACACTTTAGACCAGCTTTTAAACACCATAATTAAAGACGAAAACATTAGAGGTCCTTTAGCTGATGTAGTAAGAGAAGGATTAAGGTTGTCTGCAGAGGCCGAACAATTAGGTGGTCTGCATAAAAAACAGGATAAAGCCTCATGGATTCAAGATTATAAAGCTTGGGCAAAAGATAATAAGCATAGAAGCAAGTGGAAGCATAGATATAAAGATATGGGTAATCCAAATAGTCTTGAAAACTCATATGAAATGTATTTACTGCATATGTTAAAAAGAGAAAGTGGTGAATTAGATATTAATGGTGTAGACTTAGAATTTATTAGAGCAAAAAACTTAATACTACAAGAACTTGATTTAGCAAGAAAAGATTATGAAAGTATTAAGGGTCAATTCAGCGTTAAAAAAGATGAGTATTTAGCAAAATTCAACACGTTAAGTACAATAGTAAATAGATTAGAATTATACCAAGCAAATTCTTTTGCTGACGTTGCTAAAAACGCATTGCCATTTAACTTAAATGCTATTGATAGAATAGCAGGTAGATTCGATGGAACATTTGATGACACCAAAAGAAGAATGTCTGATTATAAAGGTAATAATGAAAATCAATTTTTCTATTCTAGAGGAACATATACTCCAGGATTTTTAAGAAACGAAAGAGGTATAGTTAAAAATGATTATTTAGGTGTAAGTAAATTAGAAGGTCAAGTCAATGCTAATAATTTAAAAGATGTTACAAGGCCAGAAAATTTAAGTGATGAACTAAGGTTGGATTTAGGAATGTATTTTGATAATGCATACAATGCATACTCTGGAGTAATGATGGATTCAAAAGCTTATAATAACTTTTTAATTTTGGATATGGTTTCTAAAAGCGAAGAGTTTGGTAATCTTTTTGAAGATGGTCAGGTAAAAGACATGTTGATGATTGGTCTTCAAAACAGACTTAATTATTTTGAAGAGCAAGTTAGAGACTTCAATCGAACATCTATAGATATTACATCGTCGAAAGGAGCAAAACTTCCAAAACTAGGAAACCTTATGTATGGTACTGTTGGTGCTGTAGCTCTTACAAGATTTACACAGCCAATTAGTCAGTTTGCAAGTGCATTAGCTGGTACATCACCTTTGATTAGAAATGATAGAGCAAGAAATTATCTTAGACAAAGAAGCGCACAGTTTATTACATTCACAGCTGGATATAATAATGGAAATTTATCGAGCAATTTTGGCGCTATGGTTTTAGACAAACTAGGACTTAACAGCAATAATGGTAGGTTGTCAAATATATATATGAAATCAAGAACTGGATTGAGAAACGCAAAAAGGTCAGAGTTATCTTTAGATTTAACTAAAAACTACAGTCCGTCATATTATTTAACAGCTTTTAATTTAGACCCTAATGATAGCAAAGTACAAAAAGTATTTAAAAATGTTTTGAAGGCTGGAGATATGGCTTTTGATAAGTTTGTAAATCTTCTTGCTAGTTCCAATGAAACAGCATTAGATTTATTTTTAGCAAATGCTGATGCTGCAGCTGCAAACACTGCTTTTGAAGCTCACTATTTAGACTACATGCTATCTAAAGGAGAAGACATCTCTGATTTAGATGCTTGGTGGCAAAAACAAAATGCAAATCCAAACATAGACGCAATCAATCATGCAGACGCTAGAGTTTCTGAAACAATGAGACAAACTTCAAAATCAGGAGAGGCTGGAGTGTATATGAATAGAAATTCAGGAACAATGATTGACAAAAACGTAGTATTAACTAAAGTTTTATTTCCTTTTCATAGATTTATAATAAACGCAAAACAAGATGCAATTAATGCGTATAGTATTTTACTAGACCCTGATATGCCGTTAGACCAAAAAGAAATGGCTGCAGCAAGGCTTAGAGGTAAAGCTGCTGAAATTATTACTTATGGTGGTATAAAAAATTTAGGTAATGTTGCGTATGCCACAGGACTGGTTGGCGTTTATGGTCTTTTGATGGGTATTGATGATGATGATATTGAAGAGTGGGGTGGGGTAACAAGGTTTTTAGGAGAAAATAGATATGGCTTAGGACTACCTATAATAGAAGCAGCAGAAAACTTTGACCCTACTAATTTTCCAGAAGGAATACCAGGAGCTGAATCATTAGAGGCGTATAATCAACTTATAGGTTTTCAAAACATGTATACAGCGCAGGATGCCTTTGGAAATGCTATAAGTAAATACGAGCTTGAATATGAAAATAAGTTTAGCGCAAAAAAACTTTATAGTGTTATTGAGTCAACTGCTAAAGATTTAATATCAACACTACAACCTGCACCTATTCCTGATATTTTTGAAGATTTAATAATTAGAGAGCTTAATGAAGGTCTTGGAACTGATATAAGTGAGTTTATTTCTGCAGACCTGAAAAAAAGCGGAACCACTGACGGTGTTATTAATATGATTTCAAAAAACGCAGGGTATTACGGTATTGCAATTGAGTCTATTGATGGTATAAGAAGAGCAGGTCAATTAAAGGATGGGTACTTAACAAAATCAGGTGGAGCTTTTCCTGATAAGATTGGTTATGTTACAGCTCATAATGAGCCAATGAGAGAAGATTTACAAAAAGCAACACAACTTCTTTATAAGCTTAGAATTTTGGCGGTGATTGCTCCAGGACCCAGAGCTGACATAGACAGATATGCAGATATACTTGAAAGAAATATTGATAAATACTTTTTGAGTAGTAAACCAGATTTAGAATACATCAGGCTAACTGGAAACGACCCTAGACCAAAAAAATAATTAATAATATTTTTCTTTTATTATTTTAATGACTTCTAAGCAATCTTTTTGATTTCTTGGTACAAATAGGTCTGTTCTCCAATCATTTAGGTTTATATAGCGTTTAAATAGCTTCCAGACCAAAGGAAACCTTTCGTTTGGATTTCCTTTACATTCTATTATGTAACGAGGAGGGTTTTGTGTATCGACAAAATCAGGCGTATATGTTATGGGTAAAATCTTTTTATGTCCTCTGTCGTGTAAGAATTTTTTAGTTGGGGTTTTTTCATAGCTACTAAAATCAGCCATGAATCCGTCAATGATTGTGAACTTTGTTGATTCGTAGCCAGAATCTATTTTGTGAGCTTTCAGTAATAAGTACATGTGAGATTCAAGTTTGGACTGAAACTCAATGCCATCAACTTTGGTTTTTTTAAACCTAGTTATCTGTCTCTTTTTTTTTGAATATCTACGCATCTACATCTTCCATGTACAAGTAATCTTTGTTGCTCATTAAAGTTGCCACAAGAGTAGCGTTTTCAATAGAGTTAGCGTACACATTAAAGTTGGCGTATTTTTTAGAAGTACCTGTTTCTAAAGTTTCTTCAGAAATAACAGGAACATACTTTTTAATGTTATTTAATCCTGCCCAGTATAGCAACTTGTTTACCTCTTGGTCGATTTTATCTCTGTCCTTCAAGTATTGCACAGCCATTTTATTTGTTACCTGTAATTCTTTTGAAGCAATATACACATAATTATTGTCAAATGAAAGTAACTCAATAGTACCATCTTCACCAATATGCAAATACAAAAAGTTGTTGATTAAATATTTTGGTACATCAATGCTCCTCAATATTTGTCTTATCACAACGATTTCATCATCTGTGGCTTCTTTATTAATAAACAATTTATCGAAGGGAAACTCCATACACAAATATAAAAAAAACCCTCATGGGATATGAGGGCCTTTCGATGAAAACAAGACAGGGATACATAAGAATATATCGCTATATACAAATATACAAATTTTTATTCATCGTATGGAGATTCTCCATAACCAAATTCATAATTGACTGTCAAAAAAAACAAGTGTGCTTTTATTGTTATATAGTTTTCTTCGTGAGTAGGTTCATAGAATTCATAGCCAACCATAATCCCTTGGTGAGGCCATCTAATGGTAAAAGAAAGTTGTGACCAATCGTACATAATTAAAATATATGAGTTAAACGTGCTACTTGCCCAAATTCAGGATGATGTAAAAATCCTTCTATTGCTTTGGGGTTGTGTTGATATCCATTCCTGTGATGCCATGAATCAGCAGCACTGGGGCTTCTCAAGGACTCAACAGTAATTCCTTGAAAATCTTTCGATGTTTTATGGTGCACATGGTGTGTGTAAAAATACCTGTGCTTTGTATCATGCCAGGACTTAGCTGATTCAACAGCCATAAGCAGTGGCAAGTCTTGTATTTTTGCTCCATCACCATGTGTACTTCCTATAAGATTTTTTCCGTATTTGAAATATTTTCTATGTGATATGCTTGTATCAAATGTAACATTTGCGCATTTTCTAAACCAGCTTTTAATTACATCAGCCAGAAAGAATCCGTTTGTATAATCATGGTTGGATGGATTATACACTACATGCACGTCAGACAGCCCAATTAACTTTTCTATAATTTCTACGTATAATTTTTTAGCTTTTAAAAAGTTTTCATACCACATACCATCTGTATCCTGTGGTGTTCCAGATGTGGTTGTTCTCTTTGGAGAATCAATATGTAATATGTCGTTACCTATAATCAATAATATTTTTTCTATGTTAAATCCAGAAGATTTATTAAGTATCCCTTTTACACCTTCTCTAACCCTTTGAACTGCTATCTCTTGATTGTAGTCTTCACCTGTTTCAAAACTTGTTGCAAGTTTTCCTATGTGTACATCTGCAGGGTCTATAACCAACAGGTGTGGGTTTTTAGATTTAACTCTTTTTATTTTCTCGTAAGACGGAGAATGTTTGTTCATTTCAGATATAATTTGTTTAGATATATCTGTATATGATACAGTTTCTGGTCTTACTTGTACCGAGTACTCTTTTGTTTTGTCCCAGTACTGTCTTACATTATCGAAGTCTATGCCTCTTGCTTTGCAATATTCATAAACTCCTTTATGTTTTATTTTCCTTAACTCTTGTTGTTGAAAAAAGTCGAGAGTAGCCCTGAACTTCCTTCTGTTTTTTTCAGGTTGTTTTGGGGGCAGTGATAAAGCTCTCGCCTCGTCTGGTGTAATCCAGCAAACTTTTTTCATTGGTCCATTGATTTTTTTACATCTCTTAAATCGTGTATTAAAGAGTTAATTGTTTGTTTGCAATCTTCAAAGTCGCCGTCAGATATCTCCTCAAACGCATTGTTTAATTTTTCGTGCATTTGATTAAACGTCGTAAGAATATATCGTTCTCTGGCTACTATAGGCATTTTACTTATCCATATGCCAAAGGAAGTCTTTACCTACCTTTGGATTAACTTTAGATATAGCCCTATATATTGCCCTTGAGTTTCTTTTTACGTTTTCAACTTGTGTTTTTGTAGAGTCTATTCCTAGATTAGTGTACATGTTACAGTCATATTCCAGAAGAGTGTCTATCTTCTTTTTATCACTCCATGTTTTATAACCTAAAACTTTCTCTATCAACCTTTCTAGATTTTCATCCATCTATAAATTTTTTAAGGTTAGGTTTAAAATATTCAGAACCTTTGATAATTTTACCATCAGCTCTTTTTAATATTTTTCCGTTTTCAAGTTTACTCATGTTAGAGTTGTGAACTTCTAGAAACATATCAGGAACCCTGTTTTGTATTCCATGTAATAAAGCTATTCCAGATAATACATAAAACATATCTATAATAGCGTCAGACACTTCAACCAAGTTTTCATCTTCACAAGCTTGAAGGTATTCATCAAGCTCTTCTTTGAGTAAATTGAATTTTAATTTATAATCTTCGCTAGTTGCTAGCGTAGGTTTTTTAGATGTCTTAATTCCGAAAGCCGAATTGAATTCAGCTACTAAATCAAGTATCGTTTCTTTTTTTGGTTGTTTAGAAATGTTAGCCATTTCCTTGTTTTTTTTGTAAAGTAACGAATTTTTTTGGAATAATCAACAATTTGTTGAAATTATCTCTTAATTTATCTAAATCAACCTCGTTTCTGGTACTTTTTTTGAGTAGATGTACAAGCTCATGTATCAGGCCCTCATCACACATGACTTCTTTAGTAGGAATATCTTTTAGATAAACCACATACACAGCAAAGTGTAAAATCTCTTCAATATTTTCGATGAACTCTTCATCATTCATTTCAACAAAAGTGTAAAACAAATATTGAAGATGTTTTTCATCAAGCATGTAAACTCTACTTTGCTGGCTGTATTCTCTCTGCCAGCAATCTGTAAAGTTCTGCAATTTTTTGTTGTAATTCTTTTTGTTCTGTTTTTGGGTCATATGTTTTTGTGCCTTGTTTTTTTATACCGTTGTTATCTATTTCAATCTTTAAATACTTTCTATTAAATATTATTGGATATACTTTAATATTGTGTTTAAAGCATATTCCCATACTAATATGTATGAATCCTAATTCAGAATTTACATTTTTCATTCTTCCATTTTTTCCCTAATACATTTAGAGCCATAACCAAATTCACAGGTTTTTTAGTATCTCGCCATTTTTTATTAAAATAAAACTCTGTGACATAGCATTGGTCTAAAGGAACGTCTTCATCGTCTTTAAATATATTTAGATATTCTACTTTTAACACCACGCTTCGTGGGGTATGCCATGATTGTGAAATACGCTCAAGTAATAGTTTCTGTCCAACAGGAATCTCGATGCCTTGTTTTTTAACTTCCATTAAAATTAGAATGTCGTTATCAAACTCAAGAACAGCATCAATATCACTTGGGTGCATCAATCCATTTTGCACACCTGTAAAATCTATTGTTTTTCTTACCTCTTTGCTATTTCTAATTAAGCTATTCAACTAAATATATTTTTACGTTTTCCCATTTGCCTCCACGCATAGATTCATCAACTAAAAAATCTATTCTGTGTGACCATCTTTTATTCATTCTGTCTTGAACCGTCCAATAACCATTCATTTGTCCAGCATTTTCAACACATACCTTTGCTCCAAATACAAATCCTAATTTTTCTAGGTCTCTTGAAACTGCAATCCATCTATGTGAGCCTGGAGCATCTTTATTAATAACTTTATTCGACGCCGTAATAAATGGGGTCGCATCTGTCTGTTCTGGTACAGCGTGATATATAGTTGCTGTAACTGTTATGTATAATAAAATTGTTTTCATAGTTTTAAAATTTTCCGAAGCTTGTTTTCTCTAATCCTCTCCAAAGGATTTTATTTAATCTTGTCAAATATTTTTTTATTTTTTTCATATTTCTATATCGTTAAAATCAATGTCAATAGACTTAGATAATTCAAAAGGATTGTTTTTGTTGTCAATCCATATTTCATTATCCCAATTTGGAACACCATTGTTTATGGTAGTGTATCGTCCATTATTTACATTCCAACTGTAAAGAACCTCTGCTTGGTTTTCACCTAAGTTAGCAAACTTTACCTTTAGAACTTTCACTTTTACTGTTCCATTATCATAATCCCTATGTACTAATAATCCATGAGGGCTCATGTCGTAAAACTCTCCACCACCTTTTACATCATAAAAAGTAGGCTCTATTAGTTTACCTTTGTCGCTTTGTGGTTTTGTAGGGTGAGCAACAACAATACAAATTACATCATGTTTCTTACAAAAGTTATCTACTTTATTTAGATACATGTTTGTATAGTCTGTTATGCTCATGTTGAGGCTAGACTTGTCTCTGATTTTGTTGTATGGGTCTATAACTAAACACCTAATACCAACTCTTTTTACAAGCTCTTCGCCTTTCTTTAATACTTTATCTAAATCAAAACCCTCTTCAAAGTCAATGAAGAAAAAGTTTCTATTTATATGCTCGACACACTTCTTCCAATCATTTTGTTTTGTTCCTTCAAAGTCAGGTGTGTTTCCATAAAGTTTTCTAACAAGCTTGTCTACATGTAAATATTGTGGATAGTTTTCTGTGGAGGCATAAGCTGTTTTCCAACCATACATCATATTGTAACCAATAGTCATTTGGTCGACAAAATCTGATTTACCACTGGAAGGGAATCCTGTTACAACTATAAATTGTTTTGTGTAAGTTGAGAATATATTATCAAAACCATTCAGCCCTATTTTATAACCATTCTTGATGCCATTTTTATAAAACTCATCAAGGTCTTTATACATATCAGAAACTCTGATGACGTTTTCTATTGGGCATGGTATAGCATTTTCAACTACTGCTTTTAGTTGTTGAGCTCCATGTTTCACAAGAAAATCGTTTGCGTCTTTTAAATCTTGTAAATCACACAAATAAACTTTGTCTGAACCTAGACGTCTTATTAGTTCTTTTTTACCGTTTTCACCTGCCTCATCATTATCTAAACATAAATAGATTTTAGATTTGTTTTCAAAGTAAGAGTAAAAGTCAGTTAAATAATCTAAATTAATTTGACCTTTTGAAGTGAATCCATTTGGTACACTTACTACATTTTTAACTCCTGCTTCGATAAAAGAGAGGCAATCTATTTCTCCTTCTACAATAACACACTCTTCATTGTCTTTTATTGAATCTATATTGTAAAAGGTTTTCTGTGCTCCTTTGTATAATTTAAAGTTCTTTGCGCCATCTCTGTATTTTATATTTACAAGCTTACCATCAACATAATAGTTGAACATAATTACATTGGTTTCTTTTTGTATTTGTGGCATGTATTCTTTTCCACTTGTAACTCTAGCTCCATCAACTGTAGCTCTTGATATACCTCTTTTTGAAAACCATTGATATATTTTAGCCATGTCAGAAGTAGGAATTTGCACAGGTCGTATGTATGATTGTGAACTTGTTGTTTTGTATGTGTGGAGCTGTAATACTTCGCCACAGTGTTGACAAGTACCTAAGCCTCTATCCCAATCTAACATCAAACATTTTTGAGTTTTCTTTTTTCTAGTGTGAGAACACTTCGGACATGTAGATTTTTTAGCTTTTGTGTCTAGCGAATAAATATTGTATTCTTCTATTTCGTAGCCATTAATTTCCATTCTGTATTATTTTAAATTCAAAACCTGGTTGGTCATAAATCTTTTGGTCTTTTTGCATTTGTGTTTCTGTGCCTGTTTTAACCACTTGACCTTTCCACTTCCATTTGAAAGAGCCCACTTTTTTTGTTTCAAAATCTTTGTGTGCGTATTTCAACCAATTAATGAAATGAGTTTTGAAATCCCTTAAACTTGTTTTCTTATCGTCTGTCATATCAAGGTGTTGTTTGAACTTTGAGAGAGCTGACCTCAAACTTACTTCTGCTAGAGAATAATTCATGCAGACAGTTTCAACCCATGCTTTGTTTTTCAAACTATCTTGATAGTATTTATTATTATTATTTTCTTTACTTATTACTTTCTTTTTTATGCGTGTCGTTTGCGTGTCTTTTGTTTGTCGTTTGCGTGTCCTTGTCGCCTTAGTTTTTTCTTCTTCAAGCTGATAACTATCATAGTTACATATAGATATACGAGAAAACTTGTTTGTCGCCTGTATGTCTATTTCGCCTGTGTCCTTTAACCTTTTTAAAGAAGTTCTTACTTGTCTTGGTGTTAAGTTTAGGTCTTTACAAATTCTATTGATAGAGGTTAAGTACTCGCCTCTATTTACAGCATTACCCATAAACCTGCACTTGTCAAAACAAGCGTTTAGCAATAAGTGTATGAATACTATTTTTGTATTTGTGTCTTTATACCACTCCCACTCCAGTATCGTTCTGTGAAGCTTGATATATCCTTTCATTGTATTTAATAATTAATTCGTTACGTAAATCTACAATATCTTGTTTTCTTTTTTGTTTATATAAGTCGCTTATCAAATCGTGCAGTGCTTCTAAATATTCATTGTCATCTTCATCCATGATTTGATTTATAATAAACTCACAATGCTCTATGGCTTTCCTTGAATTAAATTTTTCTAAAAACAACACCTTTGAAATCCTTTCTTCTAATTGGTCTAGTTTTTTAGCAAATGATTTATCAATTTGAGCGTATCCCTTTATCTTGTGATAGGCATGCAAAACTGAAGCGTGGTTGTGCCCTTGAGGTCTACCCATCTTCATACTGAAATCACCTATTTCTTTTAATGTTTTTCTAGTAAGCTTTTTTGCCATGTAATGAAACAATGAGCGCAAGTGTACTACGTCAGCTTTTCTTGTGTTTTGAAATAAAAACTCTGGCTTGACTTTGTTTGCATCACCAATAATTTTAGCAATGTGAGGTAACTCTTTTCTATTTTTTTTCATTTTATTTTATTTAAAAGAAGGGGGGTGCTGATAGAAGTGCGTTCTTAACTTTCGCACCCCAACCTTCTGTGTTTTTAGAATGGCAAGTCGTCATCACCCAAAGCATCTTCGACAAACGGAGTTTGTGCTTTTTGTGGTTGACTTCCTTCACCATCTCTTTGTCCTTTTACAATTTTTCCGTCAGTCCATATTACAGAACCGTTAGCAATAAAATGTTTTGGCGCTTTGTTTTTTCTTTCATCTTCAGATTGTTGTATGCTGATAGAAACGTTTTTGCCAAATCTGGACTCATCATTTACAGATATTAAGATAGGAATATAGCTATCCTTTTCTCCTTTAATGATTTTGTTTTTGTCAATCTTCTTCAGTTCTGAAGCTTTGATTGACGCATTAATTAATGTTGACATAATTTAAAATTAAAAGTTAAAATAAATAAATAGTAATAAAGCGATAGCTAGTAATCTGCCAATGAAGATACCGTCATCACAGTTTTTGTTATATAGTCCCATAAGTTATTCTGTCTTGAAGTTTTTTAGTCTTGTTTACAAAATAATCTAGGTACTCTTGTTCAGCTCTCTGAACTTTGTCATACCCTCTCTCATATGTTTCATCACTAACATCAAATTGATGTACAGTTTTCTTTTTCTTATCAAAGACAAGAAAAATCATTGGCTTTTGAAACATGTAAGAATAGATATAAGCTTGGCTATCATAGTTCCATGTTCTAGATGAACTTATAAAACTACCTGCGTTGGAGCTAGTTTTTATATCATAGATAGCGTCGTCTGTTACAATGTCGGCTTTGCCTTTCCAAAGTATATTGTTGTCGGTCATTTCTGCAATCATAGGAACCTCAAACTGTATGTCCTCACGTTCCAATAGTTCTCTGACAATCTTATTGTCTATACCAGCTTGGTACAGCTCTATAATATCGTCAACCTCCTTTTGCAGTAAAACCATTTGACCCTTTTCTGCCTCAACCTCTTTGTATATCTTGGTAGTTCTTGTGCTACTTTCAACAGCTTCGTCAAAGTGCTTTGACTTACCAAACATGATAGCATCGTGAAACGCTTGACCATACAGTAAATTTGATTCCATTGGTTTTGGTTGATGGAATTCTTTTGGGTCTTCCAATAAGTCTTTTATGTCTGAATTTGATAAATACTGTTTACCAAAGTCTCCATAATAATCGTCATCATTATTAAGTCTTTTAATAATATCTGACTTTGTTAGTTGCTTTTCTTTTACTTTTGCCATGATGCTTTTACATTTGAGTTACTATTTCTTTTGAAATCCTCGCTTTCATCTTCGCCAAAAGCACCCAACTGATAGAATCCAGTCAACTTAAGTACAGCTCTAGACATGGCTCTTTTTTCTGCCATTTCCATTACGTACCACGTGTTACAGTTTCCGTCTCTATGTGTGCTACCTTTCAGCGCAGAGCCAAACGTTTGGATTTTATTACCACTCGCATCGGCACTTGCCTTGACCACACAATAGGTAGGGTCGCAGTTTATCACGTCGTAGTTGATTGTGATTTTTTCTGTTGCTTGGATTTTATCTATACCAGACCTGGTAATGATAATGTAATGTTGATGTTTAAAGACATCGTCTTTCGTTAAGCCATACTTCTTGTACAGCTCTTTGAGCTTCTCTGTTTTCATCTTGAATTTAATTAAAGTTTATTGACAAATTTAGTCATTTTATTGTTAATATCAAATAGTTTCCTTAGTTTTTTAATACGTCTCATAGCCTTTCTAAAGTAGAATAGTTTGTCTTTTTCACTCTTCTTTGCTATAGCTATGTGAAATAATTTTCTAATCAAACTAAGTGATTTCTTCGTGTTTTTTATTTGTAAATCAATCACAAACTTATCTACGTTTGTTTCTTCTTGTACAAATAAAGTCAGCTCCTTGTTTGATAAGGGTCTGTACACGTCGCTTGACAGGTCATACATTTCTATTCTCTTGTCAAGTTTTTCTACAACCACACCTCGATACCAATAAGATTGGTTGTTCTTATAAACGTCTTTAGCTTTTGAGTTTTTCATTTTATCGAAAGCTAACTCAAGCAATCCTTCTCTTCCGCAGTTATGTGTGCTATATGGTTTTAAATAATTTTTCATTGGATAAAAATTCCTTGTGAGTTTATAATTTCGCTATGCTCCCCATGTTTCGCCCACTTTCGTGCAGTATCAATGCAGTCAGTGTGTCGCGTCTCATCAGGATACTCTCCACCATAATAAATATGGATTGTGTATTCTTGCTTTTTCATTCCTCTGTTATGTTAGTTAATGAATGTTCGTCTTTGTTATGTATTTCAACCTCTGTTAGAAATTCATCTACAGCTGATGCTACATAGTTTGGAATATAGTCCAAAAATTCTTCTTCTCCATTATCCCATTGAACCTTGATTGTCCAATGAGTAATTCTTTTTCTTATTGTATTGTTGCTCATTTCTTAAATTTTTCAATTGTAAAGTTAACTAGTGGTATTATCATTTCACAAATGTAATCAGCGTTTGAAGCCATCAGGTTTTCGATTTGCTTTTTATCTGTGATGTCGTAAGCTGTAATCTCTGTTTCAGTTAATGCAGTAGTCAGCTTATGAATTGTGTCGTAAGTTTTTTGAAAAACTTGGTCGTTGTCCTTGTAGTGTAACAACTTTGAATGTAAGTAATCAGGTATTTTCATTTTTATTTTATTTTAAGTAATTTACAAATAATTTAGTTAATAAACAAATATTTATGAACATTGTTTACAATAATTTTGTGTGTCGCGTCGTGTCGCGTCGCGTATGTCGCGTCACATTTGTCGCGTCGCGTCGGCAATGAT